ATAAGGCCTGTACCCCAAACGTGCATCGCGTTATGAGTCATGGCGTACTGCTCGTACTCATCCATGCCCTGAAGAAGATTTTCACCGCGCTGGCCGGCCGCTTTAAGCCACATAGCGCTAGCCATTTTGGGGTCTTGCCCCTGCATTAAATCGCTGTAGTTATTTTGAACAGTGGCTTGGTTTTGATAAAATTTCTGAATGCCTGTAACAGAAGCTCTTTCAAGCTGTTGCCTGCGGTTTGCTGCATCTTGAAAAAGCATTCCAGAAGAAATCCCCGAAAGACCCCTATCTATTCCGGCCCCGAGTTGAGTCAGGCCGCGCCCGAGCGTTCCGGCAGCCTCGGGGTTGACCATGCTGGCTTGGTAGCCTTGTCGGATATCGGCCTTTGCCTGATCACCTACAACGTCGCCCTGGTAATGGGGATCGGCGATCGGAGTAAAAACGGCCGTCGGGGCGTTGGGAATTTCTGAGAGAGGAATGTTGGCCATATTTTATCGATTAGGAACCAGCACACTCATGCCGGGCTGATAGTATCCGCCTCCAATGGCACCGGCTCCGTATGAAGAAGCCCTATAGGAAGCCATTCCGTAATTTTCAAAAGCTGACCCGACTTGGCCGATGGTTTGCCCAACTTGACCAATAAGTGCGGCTGTGGCTTGAGAATCAGCGGTTTGTTGCTGAACCGCAGCGCCAGCGTAAGCAGCAATGTGTTGCCATTGAGCCATCTGGTTCGCGTAATCGTATTGAGTGGCCAATTCGCGATCTAATGAGGCCTGGTACGTCGAAAGAGCGCCTTGCCAATCTTTATCCATGGCGGCGACGTTGGTTTGATACGCCGTGTCCATGCGGTGAAGTTGCGCGACGTAGCCTTGATGCTCGGCAACCGAAAGAGGGCTTCCTGTGTCCCCTTGGACACCACTTGCGCCATACTCAGCACGCACGCCTGATTGCTGCATGTCCTGATTCATCAGGTCTCGGGTTTCCTGCTCAAATCCAAGGTTTTCGGTCGTCCTGGCCGCCGAGTGATAAACATTGGCGTTTTGATCAGCCACGCTGGCATTCGATAAAGCAACGGCCTTGTTCAGGTTGTTTTGATAGGTCGAAACGGCAAGGGTGGCGTCCGCTTCTTTTTGTGAAAGGTAAGCATTATTCGCGGCAGCTGTCCTTTGAGCGTTGGAAGACATAATCCCGCCAGCAATCCCTACACCGGCGGAAACCAGCGCTGAGCCTGCCGAAACAACTGCCGTGACGCCGAAAGCCATTAGTCAGGAAGCGTCTGCCGACGCTCAAAACAGATTTGTTGGAACGATTTCCTCAAAAGCGGGTTAGTGCTTTCTGTGATCTCCTCGGCGATTTCGTCGGGGTCTGTTGCCTCCGTGGCATGAAAAGTTAGCCACCGGCAATCCTTGTGGATTTTTAAGACGCGGCGTGTTCCTGGCTTGGTAATCCCAATATGGCCAGCGCTCACAATTTCACTATTCCCCTTCTCGTCGATGATTTCCGCTACTCCACTTAAGACCACATACGGATGTTCTGTTTTGTGGGTGCGAGTGGTTACAAAACACCCAGCCGGCATGAAAATTTCCCGGACATACATTCCGGGCGTGAAACGATGAATCAAAGGAAGATGAACCTGAGGGAGTTCTGATAGCTCCGCTTCAAAAATATCCATCTTGCTTAAGATGTCCATTTTACTCTTTTGATCCATGTAAAATCGGTATCATGGATTTCTGAGCTTGGGAAGGGCTTTATTGCCCTTGTTCGGTGGATTCCCATGCCCCAACCACGGCCGCCACTGTAAAAGGAGCTGGAAGGCTACTTCTCAAGTAAAGATCCGAGCCATCGCGCCAATTTCCAGCCAAAGAAACCCTCCTGTAACCGTCAAAGGCAACAGGGGAAGCATCCAGGGCATCACCAACAGAGCGGATTTTCATCGGGAACCAGGTAACGCCGTCTTGAGAGGATTCCCCTCCAAAAGTGTTATAGAGGCGCACGTTCAGCGTTGCGATTCTCATCCTGCGCCCCGATGAGGTGCCATCCTGAAGATCGCGGTAAAGAGTTTCAGGCACTACGGTTGAAGTGTAGGGAAGGCCAACCACGCAATTATTTACGGGCGTGCCTAGGGTAATTGATCCGCCTGAAACCTTGGGGGTTGTAACAGATACCGGCACGACTGCGCCATCACCCCAGACGCTTACGGTTTGACCGTTAAGATGATCGAGGCCGGTGATCGTGGTCGTTGGTGAACCAAAAGAATAGCTCTTGGCGGCGTCAAGATACCAATAGGAGGCGTAATTGATCGAATCCAGGGCATCGCGCTGGCCGGTGGCAAATCGCTCGATGTAGCGGGCCGTGGTGCCGTTGATGGTGCGATTAACCAGCAACCAGATTTCATCTTCCCCGGCGCTGGAGTTAATCGTGCAAATGCTCTCGAAAAAGTCCCCATTGTCCGGGTTGGTGAGCATCCTGGAGAATCCGGAGACCTGTTGTTCGCGCTCATAGGTCATGGCGCACAGGGTTCCATCCCCGCGAATGAACCAAAGAATGGCGTCCGGCACACGCTGGTAAGCAAGCTCTTGGATGCCTTGAAGCGAAATGTGAGAGGAAAGCGCCGTCAGGTCATTTGAAACCCACGTTTGAGACTGCCAGGTATAGAGGAACTCGCGAATCTTTCGCCCCATGCGCTGGACGTAAAGCGTCGTGTCATTGACGATAAACGCCGGGAAGGGGGCGCTCCCGTAGTGCGATTGTTTTTGGGCGTAGACGCTTGCCGGGGTGATGGGTGATCCCTGAGTAGTCGAAGAGATGTACCATTCATCGGCAGTCGTTCCGATGAGAAGCGCGATCTTGGAAATCATCCACTGGATGCGCCCCTGAGATTGAGATGCCAGCGCGAAAGAATACGAGTCAGAGTCATTGGCGCCCTGCTTGAAGTTTTCAAAATCTCCGACATAACTGCCCCAGATTTTATTAGGGGCAAGGGATGTTCCGCCAAAAACAACACGGGTTTCATGGAGAACAACCGTGTTGGGGTATCCCTGAATCGAGCTAAAGGCGCCCTCGCGCCACAGGGAAGTTGGGCCGGTTCCGATGATCGGAGCGATAACCGTGGCGGTGACTGTTTGCTGGTCGGTAAATCCCGTGATTTTTACAAACCCTGAAAGGGTGGGATTGATGACTTGGAACATGCACCGAGGCGAATAAGACGGGGTGCCTGAACCGGCCACAAAGCGCACACGGAAGTAAGGAAGGATTTGATACCCTCCACCCAATCCGGTTGCTGTGCCGTTGTCAGTAGGGTTGTAATCGCCGTTGCTGTAGTAACTGCGAATGGTTGACCAGGAAGATCCTCCGTCCAAGGACTGATCCAGGTAAATGGTTCCATACCAAGTTCCAAAAGTCTGAAGCGCCCAAGATCCTTGAACCTGAATTTTTCCGGATTGACCGCTTGCAGAAAGAGAGAGGTTGCTCGCGCCGCTGGGGTTGGGTTGGTCTAGCTGCCAGTAAGCGCCAACGTGACCACTTGACCAAACTGGAGCGCTTGCAGAAAGCGTGATGGAAGATCCCGCAGAAGCTGGAATTTGATAAGCAACAGTTCCGCTGGATGCGCCCGATGGGGCGTCAGTAACCACAAAAACAAAGGTGTTTTGATCCGGAACATTGTTCACCGTCCACGTTCCGTTGTAAGCCGAAGCAGCCCCGCTGACAGTGATGGATGTTCCAACTGTTAGGCCGTGATTTGCATTGGTGGCCGTTACCGTGGTCGATGAGTAGGCAAAGGAAACGCCGGCAAGGGGTGCGCCTGAAATCGACGAAGGCGTAATCGTGGTGGAGGAATAATCCTGATCCAGCATCGGTGCCCACTTCCAAGCAACCGGCCCGATGGTCCAAGGGGGATTGACGGGGGCGGAAGTCCAGTAAGAACGGGTATTCGCCCAATACGAAAGGCGCATCGGGGGGTAATTGGGATGCGTGAGATAGACGACGTTGTTAATCTGGGCAATGTTGATGCCACGGAGGTCGGCCTCCTGGTAGGGGTGAGGGGATCCCGAGGAGAATACAGGGGAGGAATTAGTGGAGGCGCCGGTGATACCCACGGCTTCCAAAGGCGCTCCGGCAGCGTAATTGATGCCATTGAAGGTCATCGGCGCTTGCCACGTTTGAAGGCTTGCTCCGGGGGCTTTGCCACCATTCCAAAACCTGATGTAGCCCACTCCAATTTCCATGACGATTTTGTTGGCGTCGGAAAGGTTGAGACCAAAAAGACGGCAGCGCGTCGCACTCAGCTTGGCCGCACCCATGAATTGAGTGCCAGGACGCCGGTTGACGGGCCCGTAAGGCGTGATGAGGAAGTTCTCGAGCCGTTTACACCCGTTGCGGTACTTGTCCAAGGACGTACGGCTTGCGATGTAAGGAGAAAACTCCCCGCCGTTGAACGAGGAAATGATGTCGTGCATCATGGCCGTTTAGGGGATCGGCTGAACGAATCGCGCCTGAACCAATGAAGAATTGGCGATGTAGTTAAAGCGCGCCGGGCGTTCATCGTTGGAATCGATTTGACTGGCCGCCGACATCGTGGTTTTAAACTCGGCAAGAAGGGCTGTTTTGAGGTTTTCGGTGCCAGCCAGGGGCTTGCACAATTCCGAAGCCAGAAGCAGGACAAAAGCCCGGCAAAAGCCCGGAGTAAAAAGGGATTGATCAGGGGAATTGCTGATGTAGGTGATTTGCGCCTGATCGTCGTTGGTCAGAAGCGTGTTTCCCTGGATCTCGTAGGAATGCAGGGAATCACCAAGATTGAACCCATTGAATTGGTTCATGCGGGAATAATCCGCCGGGAGCTGGTAGGCGTAACTCCAACCAAAAAGGGGCGTCGAAGATAACTGGGTAAGTTGCGCCTGTTTGGTGGCGAAATTCCAGTTGTTGAGCAAAAGGATTTGCTGAAGGACAACGGGGTAATGAAGCGAACAGAATCGGGCCTCTAGCGATCCGTCATCCAGACTCGTGATGCTTTGCTCTCCGAGTTTGGAAAGAGCAAGGTTGCAGATAGTGACCTGATCCATGGCAGTTGCCCGAAGGCTCCCCTTCATAACGAAGAGGAGCCTTGGGCGAGTGGATTACTGCTTGGAAGTGTCCGTCTGGATCTGCACAACGCCGGTATCGAGGCGGCGAAGGGCGGACAGGCTCACCGCGGCACGGCACTGAAGGTCGTGCTGCTGAGTGGGCAGGATGTCCATGTGGAACTCCTTGGGGCTTTCGCTGAACACAAGGGCCCGCTTGGAGTAGGCGATGCACTGGCGAAAGCTGCCAGTGATGGTAGCTCCGGCGGTGTTCGTCGTTGAGGTGATGAGCGGAAGGCGCTCACTGTGGATGAACTTGAACCCAAGGAAGGAATCAATCTCACCTTTGACCAGAGCCTTGACCTGGTTGTAAAGGGCGTTGCTGATTTCGGTCGTGTTCAAAAGATCCTGGATCTCTGCGGCGCTGATCACAAAGTAGCGATCAGCGGCCGAAACCTCGGCCTTGTCGAACTTGAACTTGGTGTACTTGACCTTGTCGAGAGTCAAGCCGCTGGTGACGTTGGTTCCGCCGAAAGGAACGCGATCAGCTTTGATGAGCTGATTGGTCGTGTCGAAGGCAACGCTAGTCGTGGTAGGAATACCACCATTGGTAGCGGTGGCCGTGGACTGAGTGGCCGCATTGAGGGCCGCGCCGATGATCACATCGTCACGGAGACGATTGTAACCGGCAGTCTGGTCCTGAATGAGATCGCCGGTAGGGCTGACCTGCATACCGAGGTTGACCTCGTCAAACTCGTCCATGCAGAAGCTATGGTCAAACTGAGTGAAGAAGCCCCAACGAACTGGCATGATAACGTCCGTGTTGACGGTAGCGGTGCCACGAGCACCTTTGTTGCTCCAGGTGGTTGGATTGATGAGGTTTTCGCGGAGCGAAGCGCCCATCTGGGGTTTAACTACAACCGTGTCGGCAAGACGGTTGTCGATCTGCTGGTCTGCCAGCTCAAAAGAGTTGGCGTATTGAATCCGATAGGAATCAGAAATAGTCGTGAGGTTAGGCATAGGAGTAGGCGGAAAAGCACCCGTTGTGTGGGTTTGGGTGCCGGTTTCATGGTTGGCCGTCTTCCTCCGGGAGTCCCTAGTGGGGCCGGTATCTGATCGGTTCAACTCGCCTACTCGGGCCCTATTGCTAGGGGACTCCCTCGGTGGTTGTGATGTCCAGATACTACAGGATGTGTCTGTGCGTCAAGAGTAAATTGGACATCTTTTCTCTTGGACAAAAAATGACCCCTCCCGCAGCTCATAGGAACCACGAGAGGGGCTGACCCCGTCCGTCAGATTTTATGAGGGGATTTATTTTGAGTCCAAAAGGCGGGTAACGTATTTCCGCGTTTCTAGGTCTCCCTTCAGGTACTTCTCGTGCATGGGGTTGTTCTTGTTGGAGATGATGTCCATGCCAAGAGCTTTACCAGTTTGCTGGGTGGGCGCTCCTCCAACTCCGACAAGCTTATCTTCGCTCAAGAAATCGGCATACCGGGCAAGCGCCAGGGATACGTTGGTGCGCGTCCACTCCTTGGGATCAGCGGGAAGGCCGGCAAGCTGTGCCACGCGCTTCATTTGGTTTTCGCGCTGGGCAAACTTTTCACCCCATTCTGCAGAAAGCTCTTTTTGGTGGGTTTCCTCGGCGGTAGCAAGGTCGGCTTTTTGTTTGGCCTCCATAGCGCTTGCGCGGGTCGCCTCAAAACTCACCAAGTCTTTGAACTGAGCGGGTGTTAGCCCGGCTTTGTGAGCAATTCCGGCAAATTCTTTCATTTGGGCTTCATCGAGTTTAAGCCCTTCAATGGCGGTGGGGTATTTATCAGCGGCCTCGGGAACTCCCATCTTGGCACGGAAAACGGCCACCTCTTCGGGGGTGGCGTCTTTACCAGGCATGAAAATGGCCTCACCGAGCTTTCCGCTCATTTTTTTGGTGTGAACAAGGGCTTTGGCAATGGCTTCGGGGGATTTGTATTGCCCGAGGATTTGCTTGTCTGCCTCGAAATCCTTAGGCAAGCGATCAAGCCAGCCGTCGGCAAACTCTCCTTTTTCGGTAAGCTGCCAGGGAGAAGCGGCTGCTCCTTCACTGGATCCAGCTCCTGCGGTTCCGGCGGCACCACCAGCGCCTCCCTGTCCTTCTCCAGCGCCACCAGCTCCGGCAGCGCCACCTTCAGCCGATCCACCAGAGCCAGCTCCGGCATCGGCATTCAGGAACATCATCAGTCGTTTCTTATTCATTGGATTAACGGGGTTTTTGGGTTGGGTTTATTTGCTTGGGGTGGGGATAATGCCTACCTCAAGAAATTGAGCGTGTTCGGCCTCGGTATGGTTGGCCTTATGCCAGGCGATATATTCCGCCTCGTGGTCATAGTGATTACCTAGGCCGTCTTGAATGGCCTCGTGGTCCTCGGTTTCGCGGATCTCAGCCTGTCTTTGCTTTACGGTGTTTTTTCGGGTTTTCATGACTCGTATGCTTGGCGATCTCGCGTTTGATATAGAGGATTAGTGAACGCTGTGCGTCCCGCGCCATGGCCTTGAGTGGGTCGAGCTTTCCTTCTTTATCGGCAAGGAAACATGGCTGATCGGTCATGAATTGCCGTTCTAAGTCGGCGATGATCTCAGGGCCTTGGGGATGAAGAAAAAGCGCGTATGCGGCTTTCCTATTGTCTGATACCTCTTCCGGTTCGCTCATTAGAGATGACGTTGAACTTGTTGCTTGATCTGGCCGGCCATTGGCGAATCAGGGCTTACCCCTCCAAGCTTTTGCGCCACGTTTGCAAGGTGGGCCTGTTGCTGTTGCTGGGCGGCTGCTTGCTGTGCTTGGGCGCGTTGCTGGCGCATTTTGGCTACATCTTGAGGATCGCGCATAAAGTCTGGATCAGCGCCACTGGCAAGGGCCTTTTCTCGTACGATCTTATCCATGTCGAAGTTATCCAGGACGGAGAAATCTCCGGTCACTTGGCCGACGGCAATGGCTCCCTGGATCACCGGATCAATCGCGTCGGCTTCACGCTGTTCTAGGGCAACGGCTAGAGCGTTGTTAAAAATGATCTTGGGCTCAGGGATGAAAGCGCTCCCGTCGCGTGCTTGCTGAACAAGCGCTTTCGGCGGAGGCGGCATCATGCCGCGGCGTGAAAGAATGCCATATACCCGGTGAACGAGCGGGATGAGCACTTCTGTCGTGATGAGTGAATACGTCGTAGAAAGGAACGTGATCTTTTCTTGATCCATGGCGCGGATCTGCGTTGCCGTGAGCTCTTTACCACTTGCGGCAAGCTGGGAAAACATCTTGAACATCTGGACGTTGAAAGCGTCGTCAATGTCGGCTTTCAGGTCTTGGATGCGCTTTTCAGCTAGTTCGGGATTGGCAATGGTTCCCCACTCCTTGGGGACAGCCTGAGGATTGGACTCGTCGTAATAAGTAATGCCACCCTCTCGAAGATCCGGCTGGCGTCCGGCGAGGCTTTCCGGCATGAGAATGCGCGGGTTAAGCATGATCCCGATGATGGAATCACTCTGTTTCTGAATCAGGTTGAGCTGCCGAGCATCGGGAAGGGCGTGCCAAGAAGGGCTCCATCCGTAGGCATCGGCGGCAAAGCGAAGGTAGCGAGTGCAGAAAAAGGGCTGTTCGTCGTATCCGCTGTTAAGCAAGAGCTTGCCGGCCTGATACTCGATGTGCATTGAGGCAATGGGCTTGTTCTGGGCGTCTTTTTTGCCCTTGGTTCGCTCCTTTTCGGTGCGTGGGCTGATCTCAAAGAGGACGTCGATGACTGTATCAAGGCTCTTTCCATCGTTCTGAAGAAAGATTTCGCGGCTCTTCTGGGAGACATTCTCTAGGCCGTATTTGTCCACAAGCTGGCGGACCGTCATTTCTTTTTTAACTAGGATCGTGTCAACTTTGCGGTCGGCGTTTTGGGCGACACGGAATGTGCCAACATTCCAGACTTCAAAGACAAGGTTTTCGTCTTTGCCCTCTTCAACAATGAATGCCGAAGTGCCAAAACAAGTCCTGTCCATGTTCACCTCGAGGAACTCGCTGTAGAAATTGGAGCGCGATAGCTCTCGAAGCATGGTTTCCGAACACTTGGCGTAGTATTCAGAAACGCCATCGGCATCTTCCAGGCCTTCAGGGGCTACCAGGCTGACCCATTCTTTCTGAACGTCGCAGACAAGCGACATGACGCCTTGTGCAGCCGTGGAGTTAGCGCGTGCCGCGTGGGAAGTAAAAAGCTGGGCCTCCTTGTCGGGCATCGGACCAGGCAAGCGCGAATAAGTGACATACGCCTTGCGGGGCATGATATAGCTGCCGATTTCCTGCCATTGGCTAATCCAGTAGGAGGCTTTGCCGTCGAGATGCTGCCAACGCTGTTTGACGCGCGTTGATATGGAGACTTGTTTTTCGGTGGCTCCCTCTACCTTTAAGGGATCAGTTGCGGCGCTTTTGGTAGCCATTTACTTGAGCCCTAGAAGCGATCCCGTGCCGGTAGCTGTATTGACGGTGCCATTCGGGCCGGTTCCGGCGCTTGTGCCACCCGTGGGAGGAAGGCTCAGGAGCGAAGCTTGAAATCCAAAGCCAGCGGCTTGTTGAGCGCCCGCCTCTCGGCCTGCTTGGGCGCTGTTGTAGATGGATTGGCTGCTTGTAGGGGGAGGGGGCGTTGGAGCAACCGGCGCAGGAGGGATATTGATGATCGGTGGGGCTGGCGGATTGGGTAGGGAAACCGTGGGACCGCCCTTATTGACTGAAAGGCCGATGATTTCAGCCAGGGAGCGCTTGGGCTTTTCCTCACGAGGAGCCGAAAAGAAACCCTCGGCACCGGAAACCAAAAGAGGCTCGGGGGCAAAGATGTCCAGAATGAATCTGATAAGCTCTCGCATCGGTGCATGGGATACCCCATGGACCTACTACCAAGCAAGAGGAAAAATCCTAAAGATGTCCGATTCCTTTCTTTAGAGCCTGGACATGAAATCAGCCATGCGGTGCATCCTTAGGCGGTTGCGCTTTTCAAAGCTCACGTTTTCCATGACACGCCCGGCAAGCTGCTGGGCTTTGTAGGCAGCGCGGTAAATGTTGGAACCGCTAAAAAGGTAAATGTGCCAGGTATCGAGTACCGAAAACTCGTTGTAAGAAGGATCCACGATCAGTTCATGCGGAGCGCGTGACCAGACGGGCCGACACATCATAAACCAATCCGGCGTGTTGATGACGTACCCATGCAGGAGATGCAGCTCTAGGTCATGGGGGAAACTTCTCGCGCACGCCTCGCGTTGATAGACGGCGGCCGCAGCCTCGACGGGCTTCATGTCGCCCATGGTTCAGGTTTTTCCGGGACTCCTTTGTTTCTAATCCACCAAGCCATGGCTTCCAAAACATCAACATTAAAACCATCATCTAAAGTTACTTCATGCCTTCCGCTTGCATGTAGTTTATTGCGCCAAGAAACGTAAGGAGATGAACTGGATCCAAACCCGTTTCCATCAGCATCTATATCAATTCCGTTTTTTTCTAAAATATGCCTTGCCTGTTGTTCATTCATAAAATTTTTATGCCAGAATTGCCCGCGTGGCGCGACGTAAAGGATCTCTGATGCGTCCTGGTAGGTTGCGCCGGTCAACTACCATGCCCGCGTTGATCGCCTGAAATGCCAGGGAAAAGGCATCCGAAGCATGGGAGGCGTGATCGTGAACCGGAACGTCCTTGATGGTCATGCCGTCGGTCTCTTCTTTGGCGTGATAGTTGTCAAGGGAATCGATTCCCATGGCGCAGGCTTTAGAAGCAAAGCAAACGCGGGGAAACGCTTCCAGGGCAAGGTTGATGCCGTCCCACACGCTATGTTGCCGGGGAACGGGTTTGACGTTGTCAAGGCCGGCGGTGCGGAGTTGGGCTTGCCAGAGTCCGCCATGTTCGGTTGCCGCGTCATGGGGGATGAAATGGCCGCCGTAGTGATACTTGCGATCAAGAAGGCGCTTGGCCCATTCCGCGGGGGTGCCGCATTCATTGTCTCCAAAAAGGCTTTCGAGGAAGACGATCCGATCACCGATAAGCTGAAAGACCCAGACGCGCTGATTGAAGGGGGCTCCTATGTCGAACGAGGTAAATACCGGGCTCTCCTTGTGCCAAAGGATGTCATCACTGATGCGCTTGGAAACTCGGGCCTCCTCAAGCAATCGGGCGTAAATGGCCCCAAGGCGAGCAACCGAGAAGTCACATTCATACTCCTGGCGGAAAATGTGCTCCGGAGTGCCGCGCTTGAGGTCGGCCAGTTCGCTCTCAGGAATGATCCCGCTCTTGCTGGATTGCAAAATCAGGGTGTACCAGGCCGGATCTTGGAGAGCGTCACACCAAAGGCGCCAGAATTGATTTCTACCCTTGGGCGTTCCAATAAAAGTCGCCCATCCCTGGTAATCGGTTAAGCAGGGGCGGATGACGGAATACCAGGCTCGAGGATCAATGTCGGCGTACTCGTCGATCACGCACCCGTCGAGGTACATGCCTCTTAAACGTTCGTAGCTTTCCCCAGAGAAAAGCTTGATCTCTGTCCCATCGCCGAACGTGACCTTTAGCTCCTCGGCGTTGGGCTTTGCAAAGGCGGAGGTGAAGCGTGTCAGGTATCCCCAGACGATGTCCTTGGCCTGTTGGCGCGTGGGTGCCAAGTAGGCGTAACGTTTCGGGGGGCCCGGGCGCTTGTGGGTGAGGGCTCGGGAAATAAGGTCTTGAAGGGAAACATACGTTTTTCCGCCTCGCCGGTGAACCACCATGCAGGCCCACCGCTTGTCCCGGTGAACGTAGGGGGCAAAGACCGGCCGGGGGACGATCTCAATTTTCACCGGGCGTCGGGATGGTCAACCGTTGAGTTAGGGCCGCCAATGATCACGACATCCACACTGCCGGTGTGTTGAGTCTCGATCTTGTCGCCGTACTTCTTGGGATTCCATTTGGCCAGGAGCTTCAGGCGGGTTTCCACACGGAGGCGGGATCGCGCTATCCACTCGCTGTTAGGGATCTCCTTACCGCTCTCGGTTTGGATCGTGTCCAGGGCCGTCATGTCGGCAATCCTCATGCAGTCTTCAGCAATAACATCGTGACCGGCATCGCGTGCGCGTGCGAAACGTGCGGAAAGTTGAGCGTCCTCCTCCAACCAATCGTACACCGTTCGCAGTCCCGGCATGTCCTCAGCCTCGCAAAGTGAGGTGAGGGTTTTGCCGTTGGAAATGCCGACCAGAATGCGGTCAAAGATTTCTTTGGAAAAGACCGAAGGCCGCCCCATTTTCTTCGGGGCGGTCTTGGGTTTCTTGGGTGATCGCTTCTTGGAAACGGACATCTTTTTCACTCTGATAGCGTGGTCTTGGCTTGACAAGGTTTTTGGTAGACCCCCTTAAATATCCCCTGATTCCCGAAATCTCTTTAATCAATGCTCAAAGTGGGCTTTTTGTCGCCGTAGTAGTAAACGGTACGGCCGTTCTTCTGGATGGCGATCTTTCCTCGGATGCCTGATTTTTTGACGTGCTGGATGTTATCGGAGAATGCTTTGAAATCATCGCGGCGTGCGTCGCCTTTGCCCTGGGATCGTGGTTTCTGTACGCTCATCGGTTGTCGGGTTGGTTGTCCTGGTTGGCCTTTTCATACTCCCTCCCGGCCTCGAAGGCGGCCTTGACGCGCTCTTCAACGGTCGGGATGGATGAATCGGGGTTTAGGAATCTGGTGCCTTCAGTGCTCCAGTAGTGGTTTGCGGGTGTTGTCATAAGGGTCTCCTGGTGCGGAAGCGGTATTCCGGCCACTGCTTGGGCATGCAGCCGATGGTGTCGTCATCAACCGGAATCCAGAGGGTTTGATCTCGGTACATTTCCTGATCGCCTTCGCGTATTACCTCTCTGTCAGATAAATCACGCCAGTAAGCTCCGCATTGCGGGCATTTTTCCACTGAATTGTTCGTAGTGCGTAGTGCGGAGGTCATTCTAGGTTTTGGTGTCTGCGTTGATATGCTTCTTCGTCCCAGCCGCTTTCTAACTCTGCGATGTGCTCCCTGAGCCTTGCGACCTCTTCATCGGCTTCAGACAACGCTTTATAGCGTTCATCGAGCCATTGTTTAAGGTCTGCATTCTCCTCCCTGAGCCTTGCGACCTCGCTGGTTTTCTCTGCGAGTTCGCGTTCTGCTTTCTGTGCGCGAGCCTTCTGCTCACAGAGTCTGGACTGTCTTCCGGGCTCAGAATTGCAAAGAGATCCCCACTTTCCTTCATACATGAATTTCTTTTCGCCGCAGTATTCGCAATGCGGCGTTGGTGTGGTGTCGGGGTTCATACCTTCAAAATCGTTGAAAACTCCTTGCCGATTCTCCTGATGATTGCCTCCCCTCGGTCGGGAGAAAACATGTTGAGAAGGTCTTGGCCTCCGCTGTTGCTCGTCCAGATGGTGGGGAGCCGGTGAGAGGTGCGGTACTCCAGGACGTCGTACAGCTCGCTCTCGGAACGGTCGGTCATGCGTCCCTTTCCCAGGTCATCGAGGAGAAGGATCTCCGATGCCCGGCACAGCTTGAGGATGGAGCGGGAGATTTCGCGGATGGCGGGATTGTCGGCAAACTGATTGGCGGAGTTGAGCGCCAGATCGGTTGCAGAAAGGAAAAACACGTCTCGCCCTGCCTCGTGCTCGCGCTTGAGAAGGCAGACGGCGGCGCGGGTTTTCCCGGCTCCACTCCGTCCAATAAATCCGATCCCGAGGGGTCCGAACGTCCAGTTTTGGATTTCAGCCCTCAGGAGCCCCGACAATCGGCTTTCGTCGGTGTCGAGGTACATCGGGGGGATCATGGCCCGAAAGCGAGCGCTGGAGGCTTCAGCTGCTCGGCGCTGGGCATCCTGATTCTCGCGTTTGATCAGCTTTTCGGCGCAAGGATCGCAGTAAAGGGGTTGAAACACGGTGCGTCCGTTGAGCGTAACTAGCTCGAAATCAAAGGACTTGTTGCACTCTCGGCAAATCATGGTCTCTGTAGGGTTAAAAGTCTGCATGGGGTGATGTACGGGGTTTCTTCCCGGCCTGAAGCTTGTCCTCCCACTTGCGGTGGGCCAGGTAGGCCGCGGGGTTGGGAACGTAGCGCCCGGCGTCCCTGGTCCATTGCTCGCTTGCCTTCTGCGTTTCCAGAGCGGCAAGGAGGGAATCCAGGTCGGGACGGTTGCCACGGGTAGCTAGCCACTGGCGGGCGGCTTCGTGTCGGTCGGTTTGCTTGGGGTACTCGGCAAACCAGACGTTGAACTCCTCCTCCTGATCCATCAGGTCGGCACCGCGGCGAATCTCGGCGTCGATTTCGGCTCGGGAGGGCTGGGGGGCGTCAGGAAAGCTGTCGATGTCGAACGGCTTTTTGACCGGCGGCACGACATCGAGGATTTCCTCACCCACCGGCTGTTCACCCCCCGTGGGGGGTTGGGGGGTGTTCGTCTCCGTCTCCGAATACGTCTCCGTCTCCGAATACGTCTCCGATTCAGGCCGCGACTTCCCGCGAGTTGCGGCCACTCGCGGCGACTTGCCGCGACTTGGCGGAGGATTGACGGTCGGCTTGCCGTCATTTTGCTGCCAAGTTGGCAGTGGATACTTGGGCCTGCTGTTCCTCATGCGCTGATTGAAATTCTTGATATTCAAGAAGTTCTTTCCTGAGACCTCGTAGAGAGCAATCAGTCCGGCTTTCTCGCACGCAGCAAGATCACGGGATATGTCGGCCTCGCGGACGGTATCAAGCATGAGGGGGAAGCAGCCCGAGCGGATAAGCGCCGGATTGGCGTGGTAATTTCCATAATCATCGGCCTTTTGAATAAGGCGGATGAAAAGGCGCTCGCACTGAGCGGAAATTTCGTTCATGGCTTCGCTGTCGGTGTAATCGCGGAGAATCCTATTGGGCATCGTCGAAAAGGCTGGTGGCGTCACAAATGGTGACGCCAATGCACGGGAAGTGACCCTCCGGCGCGTATTTCTTTGAGGCGATCAGGCAAACAATCTGATCATCATCCACCCAGAACTCCGAAAGGGCGTCCTGAGTGCCTTTGATCAGGTTGTCCAGGTCGGGCCTTTTGCTGGCTGCCAAGGAATCGGTGGGCTTGAGGCGCTGGGGCCTCGGCATCACAAATTTCAGCTCCAGTGCCAAAGGCATCTCATACCGGCTTTCAGGAAAATGCTGGCGGCACAAAAGGACAATCCCATTCTGGTAAGATTGAGCCTTTTTATCCTTAAAAAACCGTGGCTTTCCATTGACGACAAAGATCCTCTTTCCGCTCTTCTGAAGGGAAATCGGGGTAACGGGAAGCGTGAAGGAATGCAGGATTTTCATTCGGCCACCTCCGATTCTTTGATGTGTCCAGGGCAACCCGACTCATAGGAAAACCCATCGCACGGTTTACCAAAAGGGATGACCTTTCTCCCCATTTGGAGCTGATCAAAAAGATGCTCCCTGGCAGCTTCTGCCGAGACCGGCTTCCCTTCAGAATCACAAAAAAGCGATTTCAAGCGACTATTGTGCCACTTAATAGCGCCACGAATATCGACGCACATGTGGTAGGTACAGGTCACGCCACCCTCCTTTGCCAGACTTTCGCCCGGCGTCCGCTTCGGTTGTGACGTAGTTCTCCTGTCTCCTCGATGATTCCGTGCCGCTGAAGCTCCGTGAAGCGCGGGCGGATTGAGAGGACGGACATTCCCAGGGAATCCGCACATTCGTCCGCCGTCATGGGCTTACTGAGGGCGCGGAGTACCAGGATGCGAAGGCGGGAGCTTTCCTTGCTCATAGAAAGCGCCGCCTCGCGGCTGGTGGTGTTCTCCTTGTGACCTGGATCGGTCGGGTAAGTAAGGGCGAGCATGATCAAAAGGGAATGTCGTCCTCGGCAAGGTCGGTTTCGGGCGCGTATCCGTTGGCCTTGGCGCGGTCATGGGCGCTCGGGCGCGGTGCGCTCAGAGTGGTTGGAACGGGTGTTGCCCCATCCTCGGCAAGGGCTTCCTTGGCAATCGCCTTGGCCTTGCGGCCAAGTCCGGAAAGGATCCCGTTGAGCTTCTGTGAGTCCATCGCCTTGGCTCCGCCTCCGTTTGCAGAGTTGAGCCATTTGACCTTCACGCGGGTCTCCCCGTTGTAAGTCTCGCTCTCGGTGACGATCGCGCATTCCGAACGGGAGAAAAACTCTGGGTTGTCGCGGATAGCCTCCAGGTCTCCATCCCAGGCAAAAGCCTTGGAAAGAGCACGGATCGTGTAGTCAAAGGCACCGGCAGTGAGCCAGCCCTTCCAGGTGATACGCTTACCCTGCTGATCACCGGCGTCGATCACCTCCAGGGGAAGGGCGATGCAGGGGGTTCCCTCCTTGCTCTCGGAGAAAATGCCGTTGGGAGTGGGGAGCACGACACAGCGAAAGGTTCCCACGCGGGAAACGTAGCGGTCGGCGTTATTGTTGTTGGATTCGTAGGCCATGGGGTTACTTGGTGACGGGTTGGAGTTTTTGGAGTTTGGCGATCCCGGCGCGGATGCGGTCGGGGGCGAGGGTTTCAACGGGGGTTTTTGTCCAGGCCTTGCGGGCAGCGGCGTCCAGGGTGGAGGACTCCAGCAGGGCCATGAACTCGGCGCGGAGCTTAGAAGGGCTGTTAGCCTCCACGGCCGCGGCAAATTCCTCGTAGGAGAGGGGAAGGATCTCGGGAAGACCGAGGCGGTTCTTGGCATCCCATCCGGGGCTCCAAGAGGTGTGAACCACGCGATCCCCACCGATGACGCGCTCCCGGTTCTCGCCGCGCTCCTTCATCTTGTGGACCTCATAGACGGCAAACAGGCAGGCATCTGGCCATTCGCGAAGGATTCCCGTGAATCCCTTGTGGCCTTTCATCTCGTAGCGATCCCAGGCGGTTCCCTCGGGGGAGGTGAACGCTTTAATTTGAACGTGTGAGAGAAGGATTACGCCCACCTTCTGAGAGGAGCGGAGCGCATCCAGCTTGTTGAGAAGCAGGACAAGCTCGGCCTCGGCTACCTTATAGCCCTTGCCGTAACCGTAATCCTCGACGTTCTGCTTACCGTCGCGGGCGCAAATAAAGGCGTGGATCGAACGCTCTAGCCAATCCATCGTATCGAGCACGAGAGTTTTGTACTCGGAGGGATTGGCCGTTAGCTCATCCACCATCGCCAGCGTGTCCGCAAAGGACTCGGGCGAAAGGTGCGCGACGTGATCTAGGCCGGTGAGCCCGTTCTCCTGGGAGATGAAGAGCGGGGAGGGGGCGTTGGCGGCAAAGGTACTCTTGCCGATGCCCTCGGGGCCCGAGAGGAGGACGCGGGGAGGAAGGGTTTCTCCACCGCGCTTGATTTTGGATAGGATAGACATGTTATGACGGGGTTGGTTGTTGGGGGTAGATGGTTAGAGTGGTGATTGAGTTGGTGCGGCGGTTCGCTTAGCCGTCGCCGGAGCCGTCGCCGTAGCCGTAGCCGTCGCCGTAGCCGGAGCCGTCGCCGGAGCCGTCGCCGTCGCCGTAGCCGGAGCCGTAGCCGGAGCCGTAGCCGGAGCCGTCGCCGGAGCCGTCGCCGTAGCCGGAGCCGTCCTTGCACTCATGACCGTGGTGCAGCTCCTTAATCCTCGATGAATTTGACATAGGTCTTTTCCGCCTCCCCTGTCGTCGGAATCATCTCGATGACGTTGGTCAGGTAGACCTCGCCAGTGCGGTTGAGTCGGCCTCCCTTGATGCCGTTGTTGGCGACAGCCGAGAGCGATAAGCCGCCCCCCTCCCACTTCCAGAGGCGTAGGGCGTTCTTGAGCTTCACCTCCATGCCGTTGACATGCTCAATGTCACCAATGTGGACTCCTGCCGAGTAGGTGCGGATGAGGCACCGCTTTCCGAGCATGGGGTGGACTGTGGTCTCCTCGCAGGTCTTCACGGACTCGGAGGGTTCTTTTTCGGCCAGAAGGACTGAAAGGATGGTGGCGATCTGTTGGGCTTTCATGGTGTTGGTTTTTTGGGGTGACGGGGTTATTTGACGAGGAAGGTTGCAAGGAAGGCCTCAACGGCGACGTGGAAAGCGCTGCCAATGCGGAGCGCCTCGTCTTCATCGCGGATGGGCTTGATGGGTTGCTCGTAGCGGTGGAAGTGGTAGCGCGAACACTTGCGAAGCGCCGAAAGGCGAGAGTTGGTCAGGAACTCCTTGCCGTTTTCGGGCGTCTCAAGCTCGGCGTGGCGCTTGGGCTTTGCGGCGTAGCGGATCCCATCCACTGAGGCGCGGCCCGAGCACAGGTCAAAGAACTCACAGGTTCCGAACTGCGTGCAGGCCGAAGGATTGCGCGGCCAGAGGTTGGAGCGGCGGAAGTAGAGGATTTGCTGGGAGAGAGCCCATGCGTCCTCCATGTATTCCAAAAGCGCCCGGTCCTGGCGGGGGATCTCCCGTTGGGCGAAGTAATCGCCGGGGGAGCCGGTCAACTCATCTAGGATGCGATGATGGAACTCCTCGGGGGTTTCCTCGCGGGTCTGGAGGAAATACCCATCGGCGGGGCTTCCTGTCTCGCGGGGCTTCTTGCCGTCCTTGGTGAAAACGCGCTGGCCGTCTGAATCCAGGACAATCTTGCGCCCTTCTTCATCGAGAATGGGGATTCCCTTGGGGCGCTGGGCGGGCTTACTGACCACGTTGTAGAGGGCAGAGTTGGCAACGATCCCGCGATGCTGGAGCGAGAGGATGTATTTGCTCGGCTGCGTGTCCATGATGAGCCGGGGCCAATAATTGGAATCCGGCGCGATGGAATCGCTTGTGGTCTTGTGCTCCAGGGTCTTAATGGTGCCGCTGGCCTTGTGGCGAAGGACTCCGTCAATCTTTCCGGCCTCCACAAACGTCTTGGACGGGGCCTCGCTCTCGGGGTTGAGGAGCGGGAAAGAGAACTCGCTCTCCACTTCAAGGACATCATGGGATGCCAGGGTGGGGATAAAGGTGGGAGCCCATGCCCGGAAAAGGGCGTGGGCCTTGGCCGCGGCAAAGTCGTAATCACCGGAGTCAAGCAAGCGCTCCTCTCCAAGGGTTACGGCGTCGGCGAACTGCTCAAGCTCAATGCCTTGCGAGGCTTGGGGCTTGACGGATGGGGCTTCTAGGGTTTCAGTGGACATGTTCGTTACTTCTCTAGGGTTTCGTTCAATCAAGGTCGGAGGACGTTGCTGCGTCTTCCGGCCTTTCTTCTTTGCTGAAGGCACCCACCGAGAGCCTTCCGATGAGGAAGGAGCACAGGCAGGCGCCAAGGGCTAAAATCATGGTTTCCATGTAATGCGGTTGTGTTTGGAGAAAGGTTGCGCCTTCTTCCTGAGCCGGATGATTTCCAGGAATCGAAGAAGAAGGCGCATGGTTCCCAATCAGGAGACGGGCTGATCAGGGTTGGCGGCCTCAGCCGAAGCGCCTGAAGAGGCTGCACCGTTTTCGGCGGTGGTATCGGCGGGGGCCTGAGTGATTTCATTAACCTCAGGGGTTAAGGGGACGGGGATTGCTTCGGGATCCGTTGGGCTAGTTTGCTCTACGGGGGGAGCCAGAACAAAAGCCACGGCGTCCAACATTTCAGATTCGACGTTATGAAGCTCGTTCACGATCAGTCCGAGGCGATAGTCAAAATCGCGAAAAGTGGTGGTCTCAGGGGCAATATCCTGACGAGCAAGACCAAGGTGCCCTTCGATGACCTGTAGCTCGGCAAGCGTTGCCGTGCGAATGAGGTCTACGATGCTTTGTATTTTAGCCGTAATAGTGTCGGTTTCAGCTTTTAGTGATGTGTAAGACATGGGTGTTGTTGTTTTTGGGTTGGTTTCTCCCATCGGAATGACGGGAAAGCTTGGAAGGGCGGCGCCGGGGAAGCTCATGCGTCTTCTCGGTTTAGGAAAGCGTCCAGGTCACGGACTCGGAGAATGGTTGAGCGGCCAACCTTGCGGGCCTTCAGCTCCTTGCGCTCAATCAGGTTGTAAATCGCCCTCTCGGAAAGCGAGAGATAGCGGGCGGCCTCTTTGGGTTTGAGGGCTGCCGGGGTAATGGATACAGAAGAGGTCATGACGCGATCTGATCTTGATTCCCTGTTGATTTTCTTAGCTCGCGAAGTTGCGCGACCGCATGCTGTGAACGCATCTCTTCGCGAGGTGATTTCTTCATCTTGATGGGGTTAGCGGGGTGATGGGTTCACTGAACCCTGAATTAAAAAAAAGGCTGTTTGATTTGAGAGGCTACGATGCTCACTCATTGCTTGCTTACGGATTCTTGCGACTATGTGACGCGGTGCCTGGAAGGACAGTCGCAATTCTTTTTCCGGTTTTACGGGCAAGCGCCGTGGCTTCCTTGATGGCTTGGTAGTCGTCTTCATTCAGTTCAATATGGGATGTTTCTGCCGCAAGTATTCGTGTGAGATGAACGGACAGCGGAAGCCCAAGGCGACGAGCTTCTTTCTTCAGAGACACAACGGTTGTACGTGGTGCCTGGAAGGAAAGAGGCTCTTTGTCAGGGCTGTGCATGTCTGCCATGGGAAAGATCATGCAGAAGGTTCACTGAACCCGCAAGAACTTTTTTTCAGAAATCTTTTTCAGCCGTAGCGCTAGTGTTTTCCAAGGTTTCTAGCGTAATCGAAACACCAGCAGAGAGCCGTTAAAGCAGATAGAGTAAAAAACATTCCGGCAACGATTTGAAGCCACTGATTGGCAAAGATTCTCTCGGAAAGCAAAAAACTCAGCTTCATCAAAATGATGAAAGATATAAAGATTGGTGTAATCAAAGCGGATCTGAGTGGCGCTTTTTTAATTGGAAATCCCGAGATTATCAAAAGAAGCAGAAAAATCCCATAGAAAGACAAAATCAGACCAAGCATTTTCATAATCAAAGCGTCCACCACCTCGCGGCATCCCGGCGGGAAACCGTGTTGGCGTAGGTCTCGTAAAGCAGGCGAGGGGAGGTGTGTCCCATCTCGAAGGCGGTCTTGGCTGGGTCGCGGAAATGCGCCAGGTGATAGCTCGCGAAGCTGTGCCGGAGGGCATTCTGGGGAAAACGCTCTAGGCCTAGCTTGGCCTCTTCGGGCATCCCGCGATGATGACGCCACTCCTTGCTGTTACCCACGAGCGAGCCGGTGCCCTCGGGGAGGTGGCGCTTGACGGCATCTTGGAGGGTGATACTTCGCGGCCTCATGGCTTTGCCCTGCTTTGCCTGGGCGGCGTTCACGTTGATCTCCTGATACTCGGCATCAATGCACTCGTATGTCATGCGCGAAAGCTCGCACGTCCTCAGGCCAGCAAACCCCCCTAGGACAATCTTGCATTTGATCCAGGGGTCGGTGATCGGGAGGGCGAGGAGCCCCGCCATTTGCTCGGGGGTGAGAATTTGCTTCCTTGCGTCGGGGTCACTCTTGTCGGGGGCGTCCTGGTCATGGAAGGGGGATTCCTTGGCGATTTCGCGCACGGCCTTCCAGTTGAAGAATTGCCGTGCCTGGCTCCAGTGGTTCCAGATGGTGCGCGTTGAGAAGTCCAGACGCGCCAGCCAATCCCCGATGTCGTCGGCGGTAAGCTGGTCGGGGGAAAGATCCCCGAAGGAAAGCACGAAGCGCCGGAGGCATGTCTTGGCCTGCTTGATCCCGTCGGCGGAGTGGCCATCCAGTTCCATCTTGCCCAGGTAGAGGGGAACGAGTCCGCCTATCGTGTCGGCCGATCCGTCGCGCTCCACGCGATCTTTCAGACCCAAAAGTCGGCTTGCGGCCATGAACCGAGCAATGAACCGAAAAGCGCTATCTTGGCGCTTAAAAAACTTTCTACCCCGATGGCCGGCGTTCATGTCGGCCGGAAGGTCAACGGCCCACCTATCCTCAGAAGGGTAAAAACGGGGAGTCAACCGGCGAGATCGTTGCTTTGGAGTCGCTGACATGTCCTGACACTTTGCACCGAAACGCACAGAAACGCAAGAAAGCGCACAGACCCGCAAAGCTAGGTTTTATCAGTGTCAAAGGCCGATTCTTCTACTCTGAAGAATGGCGGTGAGGGAGGGATTCGAACTTAACATTTCTTCAGAGTAAAGTGTCAGCAAAAATCAAAACGCTGACAATTTCCGAGGGTTGGTCTCGAAAGAATCTGTCAGTGCTGGCAACCTATCAGACTGCCACTGCTTGTCGAGTTTTTGCCTCTTGCTCGAAAGCCTCTAAGGCATCGGCGTCACGATTAAGCCACCCTCTAAGAAAGCGCTGATTGTCGGGGTTGATCCGAGCCAAGCGCTCGTAATGCTTATCGTTGTGGGCAACCAAGGCCCGAAGAACGGCGTCGGGATCGAAAGATGCGGCAGCCTCTTCCGTGGCGGGCCCGATAGCCCCGTCCACGCCGATTCTTGCGCCCATGTCCACAAGGGTTTGCTGGAGGATTTTTTCGGCCGTCCCAAGGCCTTCATTCACGGCGATGTTGGCGGTTTCTTCACCCACACCCCAGGGAAGGTCCACGGCGTCGCTCTTCAGCCAGTATCCGTCATGGTAAGTGCGCGCCACCCATGCAGGGTTACACGTGGCCGGATCGTAATGGTCATCCCGCTCCGTGAGTCCGGCAAAAGTGATCCCGGCTCCGTCACGAAGGTTTTCCTCCAGGATGTTGCCCAGGGAATCCAGCTTGCATTCAGCAGCCAGGATGAATTTCAGCCAGTAGGTAAAACGGGGCTGATAGTCCTCATTTGAGGCGGCGATGATGTCAGAAATCTTCATGGATCTCGGGTATCAGTGGCGACAGGAAGTGTCGTTGTGGCGGGGGGCGCCCACTTGGCGGACACTTGACCGGCAACCTCCATGCCTTTTCTCAGGGCGGATCCGCCAAGCACGGCATAGCCAGTATCGGCCAGTAGCCCGCGCACGGTTTCGTTGATCGCGTGACCGAAGAGAGCGGCAGCGACAACCCCGGCAATGATAAAAAGAAAAAAGGTGCCAGCCCAACGCGCCCAGGAATCAGGAGTCCCCTCCTGGTGAATGCTACGAAGGTATGAAAACAGGCGGCTCACGGCATCAGGGAGGCGAGCCAAGCTAGGGCAAATCGGCCCATGGCGTACCCGCAGGCAAGCGAGAGCGCCCCTTCTGCGACGATGTACCAGCCAGGCAACGGAAAAGCGCGCAAGATCAGCCCGGCAAAAGCTAAAGCAAAAGCCCAGATCACGACATCCCGCTGTTTGGCGTTGTCATGGGCCTCCTTGGCTTTTCCCTTTCCGTAGGCCCACGCTTTTGCATCATCATTTTTCCAATCGTCCCGTTCTTGTTTAAGCTTGTCAGCCGCCTGTTGAATCGTTGCCGTCTCGGCCTTGGCGGCGGCTGTTTCCGCTTGGGCCTCATGCGTCAGAGATCGGAGATGTTCTACTGTGGCAATGATGTCGGCTTTGGAAATTTCCGCCCCATGAGCGGATTCATAAGGGAAAACACATCCCGCGACGATCAGGCAAATCAATAGGATAATGGTTTTCATGGTTAGTGAGATTTTAACCAGGACTCAATCACCACGCTTTTACCATCTACTCGAGAGAGCCCGGCGTTGATGTGGTCAAGATGACTTGAAAGAACTTCCGTGGAGACGGCGGGAGTAGGCTTGGGGGCCGTGGCGCATCCCACAAGGCTTCCAGCAATCAACAGGATCAGAATAGTGATCAGCGCGGCCATGATGATTTCAGCAAGAACGTTTTTGCTTCCCGGTGTCATTTTTTGTCGTTTCTAGTAAGAATGCGGGCGGTGATTGCCAGAACCGAAGCAAATAGTGAAAAGATAGCGGCACCTGCCCCAAGAAAGCTAAATAGGTCTTGAGCCCACGCGTGCGTTGCCACAAATCCCGCATGAGTAGCTGCAACCGAGATGGCGGCGGTTCCTGATGTGGCGGCTAATTCGATGGCAAGGGGGGGTTGTTGGGGAAGGTGGCTCATACCAAGGCGGATAGGAGGGTTTTAACGCAGGCGTCGATGATGGAAACGTCAGCGGAATCGCCGATAGAATAGAAAGCGATTCTGGCATCTGACTTACCAACTCCACTACCCGTGGCAAAGATGCCAATATTGGTAACAGATGGAGTTAATACATTGTTTGTCACCATTGCTAAATTGCCATTTACAAAAGGAATTACCGTGGTGCTTGAGTTTCGATTCATGCCGAATCCATTGATTGTTTGGAAAGTCGTGGGAATTGCTTGAGTGCTGGATACCAATCCCATTGATATGGATCCAGAGGTAGTAGAAGTTTGATAGATTCGCGCCTCACCAGAAATAGAACCCGAACCTAATAGGTAAATTCCGCTGCCAGACACTACCGCATTCTGCGTAGTGCAAACATAGATATGCCTGCTTGATTGGTTGGCGTCGGCATTATTGGCCCTTCCGGTATTAAGGTACTTGGTAGACCCATCGCCCTTTAGTCCTATGCAATAATTATAGTCGCTATCAACAAATCTATTCAGGTAGTTGATTGGCGCATTGCCAGCAATCGGAACCAAAGCTCCGGCCAGGGATGTCGGACCAACCAGTAAATTAGATTGCTTGATGGAGCCCCATACCCCGGCCGCCTTGAGAGAGGCAACAAAGCTATTGATGGCATTCTGGTTGTTGGCCGAGATCGAAGACACCGCTCCGACAGCCGTAAAATAGGCGTTGGCATCGTTATCAAAAACGACAGATCCGGTTTTAATGAGCTGCCAGACAGCTCCATTGGTAGTGACAACCCCGGTGTTTGCCGTTTTGCACTGGTAGATGTTGCCCGAAAACCAAACATACTGATCGACTGAATACGTCCCGTAAGGAGTCCAGGAGGCGGCCGAAGACGGGGCAATCGTCACTCCAAAGTTTCTAACGATTCCGTAGTAAGTTGCCGTTTCTGGAACGGTAACGGTGATGGTGGCCGAACCATCGGCCATGATTGTGGCCACGTTTCCACTGATGCTGATAACAGAGGCATTGGAGCTCGAGTAGCTAACCGCTCCAGGAGAATTTGTCGTCGCATTAAGCGTGATCGGGGCCGAGTTGGTATCAATCTGGCTTGGAATGCTGATTGAAAGGGTTGGCGTGCCTTTGGATACGGCAAGGTTTTGAGTCACCGAAACTGCGGAGTAGTTGTTTCCGGCCGGAATCGACGCCGTGATGTTTGCCGAGCCGACCCCAACAATCCGGATTGCATTGCCGACGATCGATACAACGTATGGGTTATCGCTAGTGTAGGAAACCGCGTTGGGGGAATTGGTGATGACAGAAAGCGGAATGTCCGCAGAGCCGTAAGAGCTTGATGTCGGCGGAGTGAATGTCAGCGTTGAAACAATCGGCGTGACTAAAACCGCAAGCGTCTTTGTGTTGGCGTAGTAAAACTGCGATTCACGGATGCTTGCGGTAATCCTTGCCGTGCCGACAGAAAGAACCGTGGCGGTATTTCCAGAAACGCTGATGACAGAAGGGTTGTCGCTAACGTAAGTAATCGTTCCAGGAGCGCCTGAAGTTGCAGCAAGTGTCAGTGTTTTTCCGACCGAGTAAACCAGGCTTTGAGAAAGTGAGAAATTGATCGGAGCTGGCGTTGTGGAAGAACCAGCCCCAACCGAATTGATCGACATCCCAAAGCCTAGGCGGGTCATGTTACGACTTGTAGGCGATGACGCTTCCGCTAGCTAACTGCACGGAGGTGAAGCTCCCATACAGAACAGTTCCAGGAAGGAATGTTTGTTGTGCGTAAGGGTCACCTGAAAGGTTTCCGGCGATATTGGCGAAAACCGCGGCACTGATGACCTGGATGGCGTAGAAATAGCCATTATAGGTTGTGGTGGTATTGATTAGAACACCGCCATTGGCGCCGGAATCAAATGGGTTCTTTGGGTATAGCATGGTTGGGTGGTGGTTGTTTACTCGGCCGATTCTTGAGCGGATGACTCGGAGGCCTCTTCGTCAGAAACGGAATCGGTCGTTTCTTCAGATTGAACAGAAACTGGGTCAACTAGCGTTGAGGCCGAAAGAGGTCCGTCAATCGGACACCCGGCATCAAACCATTTCTTGATTGCGGGGGATGATGTATCGATTCCTTGGGGCGTGATGCTCATGGTGATGGTTGGTTGTGGGTTTAGAAAACGACTCTGCCTGGCATGCTTCTTAGAGTGTATGTGCGGCCATTTCCAAGGGTGCCGCGCAAATTGATTCCGCACGCATAGACTTCGCCGGTGGAAGTGAGGATGGTCATTACGGGCGCGTCTTGATTGGATCCAAAATTGATGTCCACGATGTCGCGGCGGTTAAGCTGAACTTGAGTCCATTGTCCGTTCGTGGTTCCCGTTCCTCCGTCGCCACGGCATCCATAAGCTCCATTTCCGGTGTAAAACATTCTTCCATCCGCAAGGAGGATCATGGTTCCGCCTGTATCAGCTCCGCCATGCTGGGCCACATCGACAACGATGCCATTGGCCGCGGGCCATACTTGCACAGGAGCGCTAACATTGACCGGAGTTGCCGCTCCCGTCCCTAGTTGACCAGCATTGTTGTGGCCCCAAGCCCAAAGTGATCCATCGCTTTTTAGGACATGGATATGACCAGTAGATCCGCCCGGGCCGCCAGTTGCCCAAATGTTTGCCGCGCCTGTAATTGAGCAAGGTTGAGCAAAATTTTGATTGGCTGGCGTTGTTCCATTGCCAAGTTGGCCATTCGAACCTCTACCGCAGGCGTAAATAGTGCCATCGGTTCGCAAAAATAGCGTAGTTCCATAAGTGCTTGCTCCGCACCCTACGATCTTTTTAACCGAACTTAACAGCGTATTAGCTGCCGTTAGGACATAAGAAAACCCATTGTATTCGTAGGGGTTAGCCGTTCCGTGGCCAAGCTGGCCGTAATCGTTGCGGCCAGCGCTCCGCACAGTTCCATCAGAGCGAAGCAGAAACGTGGATATACTTCCATCTGCTCCAATCAAAGCAAAATTAACAATGTTGCTTTCGGCGGTCCAAATTCCTGAAATCGGTGAAGAAATGATTTTGGGGTTGATGACGTTTGTTAGCGTATTGTCTCCAAGCGCTCCTTGCGCATTGTAGCCCCAACCGTAAAGGCGGCCATCTCCAAGCAGCGCTAGGCATGCGTTGTTATCCCTTCCGTAGCTTGTTGCAAACTTGGCAACCGGAGCGGGAACAGAAGTTTGATTTAATTGCCGCCAATCACTTGAGGAATTGTTTGCACCTAGGGCCCCCACGCCTCCAATTCCACACGCCCAAAGTTGCCCGGCGGTGTCCAGGGCATACATGTTATGCCACGCCTTCCAGAGGCGTACAAATTTAGCTGATAATCCCCCCGTCGAGGCGGGCTGGGGTAGTACGGTATAGTCAATGTCCCCGAGAGCTCCAACGTATCCATAGCCGTTGTTTGCCCCGACGCTCATAATCTGACCGTCCTTCATAATGAAGGAAATGCACTCCTGGCTTCCTCCTGCATTACTGGAGCCCTGTTCGATTCCAGAGGTGTCGGCGTAGGCAATCGCTTTAGCAATCGTCCCTCCTGTCGGAGGTGAAGAAAAAGTTACCGTTGGATCTGTTTTGTATCCTTTGCCCTTATTGGTGACGGAAATCGAGATTACTTGCCCGGCTTTACTTCCTGTTCCTAAAGTCGCAGATGCCGTGGCCTGAATGCCTCCAGATGGAGGCGCCGAAATTGTAACCACGGGCGGCGATGTATAAAGCGCTCCAGGTATGACGATCGCAATCCCTTGAATCCTTCCGTCGCAAGCTACTCCCGACGGAGTGGACTCAAAAAGGCGCTCGTTGGCGTCATTGTCAAGCTTTGTGATGGAAATTGTCCCATCGGCTATTTTTTGGCCAGTGACAGCCTGATCGGCTAATTTTCCAGTGGAAACAGCCTGATCGGCTAATTTTCCAGTGGAAACAGCCTGATCGATTATTTTGTCCGTTGATACCGATCCGGCTGCAAGTTTTGCAGATGAAGAAACCGCCCCGTCGGCAATATTGGATGCCGTGCCTGTGACATTGCCTGTGACATTGCCTGTGACATTGCCTGTGACATTGCCGGTGAGGTTACCTGTCACATTCCCTGTTACGGGGCCGATAAAAGATGTCGCGGTCAGGTTGCCGCTAGTATTCCAAGTAGGCTTGCCAGCAGATAGCTTGGCAGGGGTAATAGACCCGTCAGCAATAGAAGCAGAAGACTGACTCGTCCAGGTCGGGGTGCCACCAGCAGCAGAGAGTCCCAAGACATAAGGCCCCACGCCTAAAGCCGTGATGGTGTCGGGAACGGAGTTACGGGAAAGCTGCTGAGCGATATAGGTCAGCTTGTCAAAAGCCTGTGTAATGGCCGCTGCCGGTTCTTTTGCGCCGGGAATGAGGTTTAGTAGCTGGGTGAGGGGAACAACTCGTGTAATGACCAGGGTATTGGTCGAATCCCATGGCGCGATTGTGTAAACGGTACCGCCGGAAAGATTGGAGTTCTGAGTCACGGTGTAATCCGTGCCGATACCCAAAAAATAAACATTGCCGCTGGAATCCCTTCGAACGACTACCAAGTCTGAAGGAAGCTGAAAAGCAAACGGGACGACGTACCCCGTCGTGGTCGAGTTATTCCCGACCAGCGCCCCTGTTGAGGATTGAAGGTTTGAAACGGACATCTTTAGGAGATGTCCAGTTTTTAGAGGTGGAACCCTAGAATGGCAAGGGGTTTCTTGGAGAAAATGGGGGGTCTATCTAGGGAGGTTCTGGAACCGCTCTAGGATCAGTTTTTTTCTTTCCATGGCTGCTTGGTAAGTTTTGAGGTGTTCCCCTTCCAATGATTTTACAAACTCCTCTTCATGCTCTTTTGAATCCGTGAACGGGTGGTTGAGACTCGCCTTAAACTTGGTGGAGATTTGTTGAAGGGTCATGCCCGACTTTAAAAGGTTTTGGATTTCATCTTGCGATTTTTGAGTGTCGCCATCCTCAAGGGCGTATTTGAGGTGCGTAAATTTGCCGGTCGGGTGAATGTCCTCGTTGACCTTATCGGGGTAGTTGGCCTTCATCCACGCCCGTGCAATGGGGTAGGTGTTGGTAATCGGGCTATACCGATGGATTTGGAAACCAAGCACGTTTGCCACCAACTGCTCAAAAGCAGAAATAGGGTTGTTTTTACCCGTGGTCGTCCATTGGCGAATCAAGGGTTGCGTGGAAATTGGGACGATTCCTGCAAGGGTGTCGGCAATCAATCCGCCGATTCCAACTCGTTCCCCTCGGTAGTTTTTGTGAGAAGCTGCCTCCAACATAAATTTCCCAACCAAAGGAGAAATTCGCCCAGAAAGGAACGTGGTCGGCACCCCGTTTTCGACAATGTCTTTAATAAGGTTGTAGGTGTCACCCGTCCTAGAACGGAATCCATAATACCGATCTCTGATACGGATCTCAAAAGGATGGTCTAGGCCTAGCTCCTGATTGATTGCGTAGTTCAGAATCCTAGCGCCGATAAACATCGTGATTGCCTGCAATGCCGCTGCACGAAGAAACTCACGATTAGCCTTGGAGCCGGTTAGCCCAAGCAGGGCGTGACCTTGGAAACGTGCCTGCGCTTCTAGGAAATCGGGAGCGCCCAGGAAGATCGAAGCAAGGTGCTGAAAGGTCGGGCTTCTGCCCATCACGGTAAGGTTCTGGTGTCCCGCATACTCGTTTGCCTGGTATGCCGACATCATCTTGACTTGCCGTTCATTCACTTTACCCGATGCCAATTCTTTTTCAAAAAGCTTCATGTTGCGCTCAAGGGCCATCTGATAGGCTTTGAGCTTCATGTTTGGGATGTAGTTTTCGAAAAGGTAATGAGTGTACCCGTCAATCCAATCGGCTACCGCATCGGTTGGCTTCAGCTTTGCGGCTCGGAGACCCATTGTCAGGAGACTCTTGCTTTGCTCTCCGATCTCTTGCTTGAACTGATCCTGCGTCATTCTGTCAGGCGCCAACTGGACGCCATGTTCTGCCGCATCACGGGCGAGGGGGTCATGTTCAATGTCGGGGGCAGACTTGTATTCAATCGGATTGACCCCGTGGAATATGACGTTGAAGCCTTCGTGAGCTTGGTGGAAAAACGATAGACCAGAGTAAAGGGTGGCTTTGGCATACTGACCGGCTAGATCTGCGCCCTGTAGGATCTTAACAAGCGGCTTTAGGGCAGGGTTGAGGTGCGGGTCGTTGTACGCCTGCTTCAGTTTGGATTCCCCAAAGATGTTGTTAATATGCCGCGCAATCTCCGGGTGAACGGCAAAATCACCTTTGACCGCGATGTTCTGCTTCTGGTCAATGAAATGGTAGCCTTTGAGCGCCGGTTGATCTAGCGGAACATAATCTGCCGTTCCGACTTGTGCTCTTTCTGGGTCAATGTAAATACCTTTGGAATCGGGGCTAGGCTTCTGGCCGAATCCTCCACGGGGAGAGACCAATGCCCTTTCATCGGTTGCCTTTGCCCCGCTTCCAAAAAGGCTTTTAACAAACTGGCGATTGATGAGGATGTCGTTGGCGTGGGACAGATATGATCCCAGCAATTCAGCGGCATCCTTGGTGCGGACATTGAATCCCGCCTGCTCTGCGTCAAATGCAGTGTTAAACTCACGCCTCTCGGCATACTTGAAGTTGTCCGTAAGCCTCTTGATGGCAACGGGGGCCTTGTCACCTGGTTCTTTTTTATATTGGTGGGTTCCTGCGTAGTTGGAGCGTTCACCGACATCATAGCCTTCTTTACGAAGACGGGCCAAAATGGATGCGTAGGCGTTGGAAATCTCTTTGGCTACCTCCACCATTTCGGGGGATGCCTTGACGGCTTCCTCGTAACCGGCTTTCAGCTTGGGGTCTGCCGTAGCGTCGGCCTGCCTTTGGAGCTTTGCACGGTCCCCGTTGGCTTCGATGTAGTTGAAGAGGGCTTCCCGTTCTACGGGCGTCTTTGCCACCTCTGCAATGTCCTTGATAGCTTTCTGAATCTGCTGGGTAGAAATCTGGCGCTTCTTGCTCAAGTCTAGGACTGCCCTAGAAAATGCCGTGTCTTGCGGGAGCTTGAGAAGGTAATCAGAAGTTGCTTTTGCTTGCTGCTTGAGCTTTTCAAGCGGGGAAACGTGATCGTCCTCGGGTCGCGCTGCTTGAAAATATGTTTTTTCCTCATTAACTGAGTTATCTGATCCATATTTACCAGGCTCCTCTAACAATCCCGACTCTCTCCACGAAAACTCCTTGGTAACGGCGTCAACAAGTGGAAGTTGATAGAGCGTACCCGCTTCGGTCATCTTTCGGACAAACGGCCTCCAGGCAGCCATTGCGCCCTGCGTGTCCATAGGAACGCCCTCGGGGCTTGTATCAGGGAAAGAAAGCGCTATGGCATAGGTTCCGTGTTTAGAGGACTGCTTGAGGATTTCTCCAGGGGATACGTCGAGCGGGTGCCTGTCCACGCTGATAAGTCCATGGCGCGTGTTTAGGTTCAGCACATGAATCATTCCAGGATCAGCCGTTTGAAGCGTGGCCCTGATTGCTTGAACCATTGCGGCACGTTCAATTCTTGGGGCCTCGCCGGCGGGAATGGCTTCCCAATCGGCCATTGTGCCTTCTTTAAGGTCTTCGGGCTTGGGGATAGTTTGTAGTTTTGGCTTCAGCTTCGAATCACCGCTTACGCCTCTTCCGTTAATCCCTGCTTGATTAAAGCTAAAATACGTTTCCCCGTTTGTAATGACATGATCCAGAAGGGGGGATTCCATCATGCCGGCCACCTCATCAAGCCGACGAGTAAGCCTCCTATCGGTCTCGCTAGGGGTAGGATCTCCGCTTGGATGATTATGCATGAGCATCCAACCTTTAATCTTGCGCCCTAAATCGGAGCCGACTTGTTTTCCACGTTCAACGGCGCGCATGATTTCGCGCGGGTGAGCTATCGACTCATTGAGCGATCCAATCGAAATCAATTCCGAATGAATCACTTGGTTAGAGTTGTCGAGGACGGCGACTTTAAGACTCTCAAAGAAAGGGGTTCGGTGCGCTAGATTGTGCGCGGCCAAGTCTGCGGGGCTATTGATAATTGCCCCTTGGATGGAGAAAGGCGTTACCTCTCCCTTGGCATACGCGGCAATGAGCTTGGAAAGCGGCACGCCGTTTTCAATGGCATTTTTAACCGCCTCGGCATCACCTTTCAGCAGCCCCCGGTAAGCGGCGGCTTGTTCTTCGCGGACTTGTCGAAGCTCGTCCCGATCCACTCCTCCGGAAGCGGATACTTCGCTCCTTGGGTAGGGGGCGGTTGACGCATTGGCGACTTGGCTAAAAGCTTCTCCGGCCTGCTCTTTTTTTTCTTCAGGGACATGAGCTAAATCAAGGTAGGCCTGAACATCAGGGTTTTTCAAAGAAAAGGTTTCTTCGTTTTCCCGTTTGTCCTCTTCCCTGGCGTTCTGGAAATAGTTTCTGTCTTCACGATCCATGCGGCGCATTCTTTCTCTTAATTGCGTTCGCTCGGTTCGCTTTTGTTCCTCTGGCTCCATCTCCGCAAGGCGCTTACGATATTCTACGGGGTCTTTTTCGCGTAAATCAGCAAGTTCTTTGTCAAACTTTGCTTCTTCTCGTTGACGTACCGTTTCAGCTTTTTCAGCCTTGGTTTGCTTGATGGCGCTCTCACTCGCCTTGGCTATGTGATTCCAGAGGTCATCGACCGTGGAATCTTCAGGCATGTATCCTTCTTCAATAAGGGCTTGATGCGCTTGGTCTACGCTCTGACTTCCCCCATAAATTTTAGAGCTATGGGCTGGGGGGAGCTTGGGAACTCCGTCATATTCCCCGGCTCCTTCGATGCCTTGGGATTTGTTTCTTTTGTCCTGCTCAGATTTAGAGCGAATCCTATTCTCATTGAGATAGGCAATGATTGGATCATCTGTAAAAGTCTGGCGCTCGCCAGTGGCGCGGGGCTCGGCTTTCCACCATTGAGGACTGTCGCGGCCAACAATAGGGCTGTCATCTTGGTTGAGGTATTTGTCGAGCCCCTCGGCCAGCATATCGCGAGCTGATTGAATGTCTCGCATGTGATCGGTTCCACCCATGACCCATCCTTTAAGCTTTTCAAGGACACCATTAAGCCACTCAAGAGCCCTTGTGGTGAAATCTGCGAATGCCTCTGGGTTGCGATTGCGAAGGTTGTTTAGGAAATCTGGGTCTTGGAAAGAATCGCCGAGAAAATCGGCAACATGCTCATCAAAAAAACGATGAGGCTTGTAGCCGTAGGATTGGTACTTTCCGTTCATCTGCGCCCAATTCTTAATTAGGGGCGCCAGCTCTTTGCGTAGCGATTTGGCTAATTCCTTATAATCAGCCTCAAGGTGATGCCATAGCTCATGGCCAAGGGTAAATAAGTGCGGCCTAGCTCCATCGAGCTTCAGGAAAATATATTGATCAAGACCAGTGGCTTGGCTGGTAATTCCGTTGGGGTCATTTTCATCCCCCGAATAAACAATGATCCGCTTCTTAAAGATTCCCGCTAACTGATCTGCTAGCTGGAATTTTGGGTCTAACGAAAGTTTAGAAAGTTGATCGGGAGTTGCTGCCGTGACCCGCGTCGATTTATTTTCCGATGCAAGACTGCTATTGAGGGTTCTAATAGGCAACCCCGCTTCGCTAGCATCTGCCGTATTTGCAAGCGTTCCTGATGTTTCGGCTTCAGCATTCTTTGATTTTCCGTCCGTCGCGGAATTGGTCAAGTCTCCTTTTTCTCCATTAGAAGTTTGGGATTGATCATCTTTGGATAGGTTGAAGTTAGCCGCGTCGTTGGCCACGTCGTTGGCATCGTCCGTTACCCCGGTCCATTTGCTTTTAGGAGTGGGGGTGTCTGTGTTGCGCCTTTGCTCGTCGTGGACGATCTCCAGGGCGGAAGCGGCCACCTCGGGATCCTTGGTCTTGAAAACCTCTTTGGGCTGGCCTTTTTCGTCGTGGGCAATAATGACCTTAGCCCCATCGGCGGTTGTGACCATCTTGGGGGCGTCGGGCTTCTGGACGTCGGCCATTGCCTGATCAGCTTGTTTCTTTCCTGCTTCGGTATCGGGCTTGTGCCCAATGTGAAGCAGGGCAAAGGCTGCGGCCATTGCAAAATCTTGAGGGGCGTTGAGAAGGGTTTCTTTGAGTCCCTTTTTGACGCTGGCATCAGGATTCCACTCTGCATTCAGGGCATGAATGGCGGAATCAGCCAGATTTGAAGCGATTTCCGAAGCACTGAAGGCCGCACCTCCAACCGCCGTGTTAGCAAAAAACATCTTTCCGGCACCCCAATCAGCCAGGGCTTTTTCTAGGGATGGGAAAGCCCCCTTGAGGCCCATGAAGGTAATCGACTGAAGTGCGACGACGGGAACAGCCATCAGATAGCCAAAAGAAAGGGCTTCCTTGGGCGTCATGCTGGGATTGTTGATAAGCAGCCGGTCGCGGTTTTCTAGCGAGGTTTGAGCCAGCATGTAGGCCAATCCGCCGTATTCCCCCGTGAGTGCAAAAGCTCCAATCGTCGGGACAGCCCCAGCCAAACCCTGGCCCACTTGGGTTCCAATGATTGGAAGGCCTTTTTTGGTTGCGTCCAAGGCATTGACGTCAGAATAGGGGAGGGGATTTACGATGTCTCTGGCGGCGTGCTGAAGTTCCAAGGCAACGCGTCCACGAGGAGTCGATACGTCAGGAGCGGAAGGAGAAAGCCAATCCATCGAACGCCCGGCTGCCTGTCCCATGCTGTAAAGGCTCGTGGCCATGCCGAAATTGTCCGGGTTCTTGGCTTTCTCCAGGGCGGCGGCGCGGTGATAAACCTTTTGGCGTTCCTCCGGGGGCAGGGATTGAAGCTTGGTGATAAGCTCTTCCTTTTGCTGATCCTCGGTTTGCTGGGCTTTTAAGGCGGGCTGATCGCCAGCTAGGCCAAGCGGTGCTTTTGCCGACTCGGCCGTTATGGCCGCCAACTGCTTCACCCCTTGGGCTTCCTGCTCGCCTTTAGGAAAGTTGCCGTACAAATCAACGATTTGCTGGGCAAGGTCGTGATGCTCGCCCTGAAGCTGTTGGAGGTTGTTCCAGTAACCTTTTTTCCAGGCGCTAAAAGCCTCAGCCTCGGGAACTCCGGCAAGGGCTGATGCATGTTGCGTGTTCCATTCTTGCCAGGATGTTTGAAGCGCCTCATCGGAGGAAATGCCCTTTCCGGCGTCCAGGATCGCCCTAGAATGAAGATCCTCAATCGCTTGCTGTCGGGCGTCCTGAGTGTTGAAAAAATCGCGTAGCTGGCCATTAAAGGCCCCTTCTGAGTTGGGCATGTCCCAACCCTGTGCTTTTACGAAATTCTGTTTCTCCTGCTCGTAGTTGGGGGAAATCTCAGCGGTATCCTTTCCGCTATAAAAAGACATTGCCTTGATGTTGGCGGCCATGTCTCGGAAATCCTGGGGATTGTCATCGGTCTTGGAATCGGTGACTGCTTGCGGGAGCTTTCCGCCAAGGTTGGCGCGATCATTAAGGACGGCGCGGACCGTATCGCGCTCCGGATGGGACGCAAAATCGGGATTATGAATGGGCTGGGGGGCCATTCCCGCCGACTGATTGGCCGCTTCTACGGGGTCAAAATGGAACTGATCAGGCCCCAAGTTGATTGTGGGGCTTTGATTTTCGACCATGGGAAGGTCGGGCATAACGGGATCAGGCATGGGTTAGGCGTTGGAATTTTTCGGGACGATGCGCCATTGAATCGGAGCGCCGTGCTCGTATTGATCGCTCTTGAGGGCAAGCGCCCTGTGAACAGCGCCAGTAAGGTCAACGGTGGTTCCTTGGCGGGCCTCCACCCGTTTAGCCGGTCCCAGGTCGGCAATCGGCACGCGGACGGTCTTGTCGCCGTTGCGAACTTCAACTTCGTGCTGGGCAACCTGATCCTTGTTCTCGGGGTCAATTCCATGAGCCCTCAGGACCGCATCAGAAAGAGAAGCGCCTTGGAAATTGGGATCTCTTGTCTTGGTTCCGGCGTATTTGCCGTTTCCATTGTCTTCAGGATCAGGCTTTCCCTCGGGAGATGTTCCGAACCAAGTGGACGTTCCACTGTTCCACCCATCATTGCTCGTGTGGAAATTGCTCCACCAGGAAGCTGGTTTTAGGGGCGTTTGCTGGGGTGGCTGGGATGCACCTCCTCCGGCTGCCGCTCCCGCACGGAATTGCCGCGTCATGTCATCAAGGTACTTTTGGGCCTCAAGGCGGGTCTTGGGATTCTTTGCCAGCACCGCCTCGTAAACGTCCTCTTTGACATTCAGGGCAGAAAGATTCTTTTTGAGCTGATCGGGCGTGCCTCCTTTAAGGTCGGGGTCATACGCGCCAAAAGCATTGTTTTTGAGCATCTGGGTAAGGCTTTGGGAAAGCCACTGATGCACCTGAGTCTGAGGCGTGAGATTTCCGCCGTTGCTTTTCATCTCCTTGATTTTGGAATCAAGAATGCCAAGGACGTCTTTTCGCTGATCGTCATCAGGCATTTTGGCAATCGCGCTGTTGCGAATGTCGGTAGCCTCCTGAAGCGGGTCTTTGCTTGTGGGGAAATTCTGAATGTTGGTTAAGATTTCAGCGCGATCAGCAGCAGCTTCCGGAGTCCCGTATCGGTAATTGTTGAGGCTTTCTCTCACCGCCTGCTGCCGGGATTGATCCATTTGATTCCACTCGGGAAGCTTGGGAAGATCATCGGGCGAAATCTTTCCGCCCGATTGAATGCGTGCCATGGCGCTATCTTGCGCTGCATTCATGCTTTGATTATCAAGGTAGCTGCCGATTTTGTAAGCGGCTGAAATATCTTTGGCGCCCAACTTTTCAAAACCAGGAAGAGGCTTTCCTTCCACAAAAGAATCTTGAACCTGTTGGAGGAATTGCTTGGATTGCTGGTTGGAAAGCCCCGCCTCGTCGCTTTGCTGATCCGCGGGAAGCGTCCCGGTGGCACGGACGTTGCCAATGGCATAGGCAACCTTGTCGCGTAGGCCCGAGAACTGTTGGGCGGTTTGGATGCCGTCCATCCATACTTGATGCTCCTGAGGTGAAATTGTTCTGTTGGCCAAGGCGGCATCAGCATTCTTCACCGCATCAGGAAATCTCTCGGCTTTGACTAGGTCGTTTTGGGTGGTCCTGGCTGTCGTTTCGGTTTCAAGGTGAAACTGATTGCGAGCCTGTTGGTTAGAGTTAATAAGGCCTGTACCCCAAACGTGCATCGCGTTATGAGTCATGGCGTACTGCTCGTACTCA